TATTGATAATGCTCTGGCATGATAGGGCAACCACCCCAACATGTTTCATTGACAAGCATTGAGAGCATAACAGGTTTACCTATAAATTTACAATAATCCTTTGCCTTTTGTATGCGAAGTAATTGATCACGATCCCTCATAAGGTCACGATCAAGGTTTATATAATTAAATCCAGATTCTGCTAATGATACTATTTCATTTGGTCTAGTAACTTCTCTAAGTATAGTATTCTTAATAAACAATTCTGGGAATACTTGTTGTATTTGACCAGTAGATACCCATGATGTATGTGGTAATGTAACCACTCTAACTCCCATATTATAAATGGGAGCAAAATTTTCAATCCAAAGATCTAAATTCTTTTGATCTGGTCTTACCCATATATTGTTGAATGTTGCTGATAATGGTATATCAGACTTGTTTGAGATATAACATGCAGACTGTATTAAAGCTTGATTTGTAGCAAAACAATCCCCCATAGCGTCCTGATCAAACGGAGGAATTCTGCAAGTAAAATAAAGATCGAGTATATACTTCTTATACTTTCTTAGAAATGGTATAAAAGTATCTTCAACAAACTCTTCACTCAGTTTCGGGTTTATCGGCAGGCTGAAGATTCTTGGGTTCATTACTAGATCCTGTTAATTCTTTAAACAATTCTAAATCGAGACTATCCTCGATCCTATCAAAGGTTGGAAATCTTGGTTCTCCACCGTCAGATAATACTTTATCTAGGTGTGGTTTTATTTTATTTTGAACCTTTGCCATACCTGTATTCAAAAGACCAGCATATTGCATTGCAATACTGACAGTATATAATTGATCTTCTTCTCTCATCATAGCAATAGAATCCATATTACCAATACCTATTCTTCCATTGGCATATATGTCTATGGCAGCTTGTTTACCCATACGAGCAATCCAATACTTCCTTTCAGTTTCTTCATCATAAGTAGCACCCTTTTCTAGAGATTCCATATCTGGAAAATTCTTATGAACATAATCCATAAAGGGTTTTAACTCACATTCATGTTGACGGATACTTACTTTAAATTTTCCTTTATCCATCTCATACTCAGCAAGATCACATTCGATAAGTTCCCTTTCAAATGGATCTGTTTCTGTTTCTAATTTTTCTTCTAATTGTCTTATCTTAATCTCTTTACGTTTAAGATCTAACTCGATCTTTTTTCTTTCATGATTTCGCAGTTCTATCTCTACAAGACATTGGCGAAGTTGGCGAAAATCAGTAACGTGGGAATTGATAACAAAGTTTTTAATTTGTTCTTGAGTCATTCCATAATGCATGGAATTCTCTACCCAGTCCTCAATCTTCTGGGGTGTAATATCACTCATAGTAAAAAATAAATTAAATTTTTAATCCAGGTTCAACTGTATTTACTGTTTGTACTTGACCTTCATCAGTCTCTTCTATATGTACCTGTCCTAGTTCTTCTGCCTGTGGAGCAGGAACTGGAACGCCCATATAGGTTTGATAAAGAACGTTTAGTTCTTTTATTGTAGCACAAGATTTGAATTCTTGCTTAATTTTAAGCATTTCTGAATACAATGCTACAACCTTCTCCTTAAAATCTGCTTGACCTTCTTTAATAGCAGTAGCAACTTCTTCTACTGATGAACCCTTAATAGCTACAATACTATCTATAACAGGTGTTTCACCGTCTAAATTGTTTGCTTCTCTTACTTGAGATTCCCAAAGAAACTGTTCAATCTTAGATACTTCTGCTTTCATTGAAAGGAATTTACGATCATATTGATCTTCAATAATTAATTTTGCTGCCAACTTCATAAATGCTATCGCAGCATCTATTCTTTCCTGAGGTAATGTAACAACAGTTTTTCCCTCAGTAGGAACGTCTGGTAGATTTTCAGAAGATAGTGGATCTTCAGAAGTAACTTTAACTTCAGTACGAATTTCCCCAAAGTGTTTAGTTCCCCATTTACCTAAATCTTCACTCACCTCTTCAAATGATCTAGGAAGTGTGTATAAATCTCTGATCCATTGTTCTTCTACTGTAAAAACAACAATACCATACATGTTCCAGATAACATTGGATGTAGGAATCCAATCTATATCGTCACATCTTCTAGCTACGTAATACTTCAATGTCATTTTAGAATCCTGTATAACCGTACTGTAATGATCCATATTCAGAACCTGCAGCAGAAGCAGTTCCTGGCGGACCACTTCTATCTAGTCTAGTATCTCTTTGGAAACTATGACTTGCATAAGTGAATAAGTATCCATTGTTATTCTGAGAACCATCATACTGACCACATATAAATCCGTAGTTATTACCAGTATGCATTGTTTCCTCACCAGTTGTTATACCATTCTTACTTACATTTGCTCTACGTCCACCATTATAAGAGTCTCTTACATGCCAGTCACTAGATGTTCTATATCCACCACCAGTGTTATAGTACATAAAACCATCTCTACTTGAAAGAGTTTTGTTAGTACCATCAGTACCAGGAGTGTCTGCCCAAGAGTGGAATACTTCAGTTGAGAAATTGAATGATTGTCCAGAACCTGCTTTAATCCAACCCACTGTAGCACCTTGTCCACATGCAGGGTTGTTTTGTGTTCCATTAGGGTGAGTTGTACTTAAATTATTTGATGCAGTAGATAAGTTATACTTAACTAACTGACTACTGTTACCACCACCATGACAATATGCATAGGTAAAGTCTTTTTTCATGCAAGACAATCTATGTTTTGTACCTGCCATAGATGTAGCAGCACCAGTATTAGATTCAGTAACCATACTGATAGATGATACTAAGGAAGTAGTTGCGTTCCAACTATCTCCAGTACAGAATATGTAACTCTTAAATGAAGTATTCCATGCTGAATCAATGTAAGCACCTGAGTATGTTGTTAAATCTCCTAAGTTAGAAGATGAAAAAGTAGAATGTACAATTCGACCAACGTTCTTATAGGAAGTTCCTCCTCTGTACCCACACTGACTATACCCTCTGGTTATATCAAAACCAGCTTTATATCTTGCTTGAGATGCACCACCTGCAGTACCTGCACCACTTTCAGTATCCCAATATGCTGTTCCACTATTACCACCAGATCTAAGAACAGAACCTAAGTTACTTGCGTCTTGAACTGGTAGAGTTACAAAGGGAGATCCATTTTGTAAAAGATCACCAGTAAAATCAATATTACCTGTTACATTAACAGACCCACTAAAAGCTGCTCCACCCGTCGGGAAATTGACTTGTCCCGATTGAGCTAAATTAGTTACTTCATCAACTTTTATTCTAGAAGCCATTATACAATACTCCAGCTACCGCCATTATTAATCGTAATTGTGCTACCGTTATTTATCTGTATTGGTCCAGCGGTCATACAGTTGTCTCCGTTATTTACATTAATGTTTTCTGCTATTGTGTTTCTGTTACGTTTCATGACACCGTAACTATCAATCCACTGCTTGTCTCCAGTTGCTCTCATAACTGTACTCTTCTGTCCAGATGATAGACTTTCAGATGCGTTACAGTTTATACCGTTTAACTGATCAACTTGTAAACCATATGTTGATTGTGTTCTATCGTTACCTGAATAGAATGTCCAAGTACCATTTTCATGAAGTGAACCTATACCGTTGTCACCATCACTTCTGTAGTAGAAGTGAGCACCAGTTCTCTGATATGTAGAACCATTGTTAGAGAAGTAGAATCTTGGTTGACCCTCAGAACTATTGTTCCAAGTGTTAACAAGTGCTCTCAAGTATGGAAGGGTATTAGCAGTATAACCATCAAGATAATCTGCGTTAAGGTTAGTACATACAGTAGTTGATGTAACAGCGATTGGTGCAGTACCAGTTGCAACAGTAGACTTAAGTTGATTGTCAGTTTCAATCGCACCACCGACTGTTAATCTAGAACCACCTCCAGTAGAAACACCAGAACCTTTACCGATGAATACTCTACCAGTTGCAGAGTAAATTGCAAGTGATGCATTTAACTTAGCATTTGATTGGAATGATGTTGATAAAGCATTTGAAGCAGAGTTTCCACCAGATCCAAATCCTCTAATAACAAACCATGATTCATCACTATCATCAGCACCTAACTGCCAACCTGTATCGTTGTCAGTATCAGTAAATGTCATGAAACATGATGAACCATCAGCACCCGCTGTAATTCTACCGTATCCTGATCTACCATCTCTAAGATCAAAGAATGCAGTAGAAGAACTAGGATTACCCTCAGCAACAATTTCAAGAGGTGAACCAGGATTGTTGTCTCCAATACCTATTCTACCGTTACGGAAGTAAACGTTATTATAGGATAGATGTGTGCCATTCCAACCAAAGGAATTACTATCATTACCAAAACGGATGTAACCAACAGTACCACTGTTTCTACCCTTAATTGAAAGAGCATTAGTTGTTGCTTTACCTAAGTCAACACCAGAACTACCACCAAGTTGTAATATGGAAGTACCAGTATTATTATATGTACCTTGATCTGCAGTTAAGTCATTAATTGTTAAGTTTCCAGATCCATCTCTACGAGCAATCGTATTGGCACCTGCTGCAGTTGACTGAGTGAATCCATCTAAGTAATGAGCGTCTAGCTGAGAAGATGAACCATCGTTTCCTGCATGCCACATGGTGTTACCATTGACAGTAATATCACCAGTGTTGATTCTGATAGTACCATTTCCATCATTAGTATTACCACCAGAGATAATAAACTGTACATCATAGTTTGGTGCTTGACCAGATGATCTAAAGTCTACTGTTGGTGTAGTAGAAGTTGCTGCTTTACCAAGTTGTAATTTAGCACCTGCAGCAGCATCACGTAATCCAATCACTGTGGATGAACCACTAGAAATTAAGTTAGATGATGTTACAGTCCACTTAGTACCTGGGTTAGGACCGAAGACGTAAATGTTAGCGTTAGTATTGGC